AAGCAGAAAGAAAGAAGAAAAGAGAGAAAATATTTTAGATCACATCGCAACAAATCACAAGTGAGTAAACGCCTCACAGTCCCGGCAACTCTGACACACCTTAACAGGGGTGGTAACAGAGCTGCTGAGAGTTTCAATATCCTTACAACTGGTGCACTCCTCACGAATGGGAGGCAAACTTGTTGCAGAACTTGAAGAGGCTTCACTCTTATGTGAAGTACCAACAACAGTTAAGTTATCTTGTAAATGCTGGAATTCGAGAACCAAGTCGGCATAAATTACACCGTAGATAGTGGAGACACCGGTTGAGACACCATTAGCCGTGAGCATACACATCAAATCTTGACGTGTTTGCGGTTGGGTAACGGTACCATCAAAATCACAGTACTTCCACAGTCCACCATTGCCTCCATTCAACACACTCTCCACGTTCTTCGCAGGAAAGTCCACCTGTGCTGCCCAAACTGGACAGGAGATGGCACATTCAGAAGATACAGCGGCTAAGTATGTGGGGGCAGAAGCTGACAACGGGAAATCAGAAGGCAACAAGGCAATAGCTAAATTACCATTCGTTGCGGTGGTTACTGAACTCCGATACGACAGCTTACAAGAACCTGGGCGAATACGATATCGACTAAACGACTGACTCAAACGATTTATTTGTGGCCCAAATGAAATCGGGTAAATCGCTGAGAAAACAGACTGAAAAGGCGATATTCCTACAATGGGGTTACCATTGGAGTTGACAGGCACCATACCGACAGATGAAAATCGGATAGCACCAGCAACATCAGAATAAACTTGACACAAAACCGTACTCAAGGGTACAGAAAAGATGTTTGTGCGAGAACCAGAGGCACGGAGGGCGACTGATGACGAAACCGGAGCAGAAAGAAACTTCGATTCCATTACCAACCCAGATGATGCCTTCTTCTTTGTGGTCTTCTTCTTCTTCTTGGTACGGGCAATGGCAGAGCCTAAATCATAGCCTACCTGACTGATCATGGACTTGATGTCACCACGAACAGCCTTCTTGATTGATCGAGAAGGGCCAGGGCCAGGATTGGGTTCAATACCAACCAAGCGAGGAGAAGGAGGAACACACCCCGGTACCGTACGCACAATGCGACTCGCTTCCTCGAGTAACTGTTCTCGAAGTAGCTCATTGTAAAGAGCGTTCAGCACGGGGTTTTCAACTAACGACAATTCAAACATGTCAGTAAATCTTTATTAACGGAAAAAGAATCTGATGGGAACTGTTTCAGCAAAACAGAAAAATCGACTTGGTCGCCAAGTCGACCAACCACCAGACAGAAAACCAGGAAGCACTTTAGTGCTTGTAAACGCATTTATCCCCATAAGTGCACTTTCCAACCTGAAACTTCTTACAGGGAGGTGCAGCTTCATGGAGAAATTTGCAATTCACACGCACACATTTGCCAACGCCAAAGTCTTTACAATAGCGTTTTTGTTTATCCTGACTAGGCAAACTTCCTACCAGCACATCGTTTTTCTTTGGTGCTACGACATCACCATTAACGACTGCTGGGATTTTAGTTTCATGACTAGCCGAGTCATCTTCACACAATGGGGGACTAAGCATCTGCTCAGGGTACTTACACTCATCTAACCAATTACGAAATCGCAAATGGTCAAACTTGGGCAAGTCACGTCGAACATAATCGAACATCCAGTCACCCTTAACATTGGGGTATTGGACATCGCGGGAGCCTTGGACATAATGTCCAGTGGCCACACCACGCAATCGATCAGATCCTACCTGGGTAGAGCTCACATCACCAACCTCCAACAAACACTTAACCAAATCCCCAATGATAGGAGTATTGGCATCGGTATAAGAGAAGGCAACCAACTTTTCAGTCAGTTTTTCCATAGGGGTGACATCTGGGCCTAAAGTCGTCGTCACATGTAACTTGGATAATTGACGACGAACATCACAAATACTACTCGCATCGCCATTCCAAACAGCAGGAGAATAAAATCTCGACAAGAAATTGACACCCAATTCATGTCGCTTGTAG